GGTTACCCGTCTAACATAAGCCTGATCTCCGGCGGTATACATCTTAAGAAGATGAGGCTGACCGGTACCAGCACCGAAAGGACCACTGGATCGGGCGGCGTTAAGCTAGTCAAAATGGCAGTATCCGGAACCGGTCTGGTTCAAGGAGAAGCTGCAGCTTCAATCTCAGGTGATGTCCGCCTGAACAAGATGCGGGTTCATGGTTCTGATGCCGAGGAAGCCGAGCTGGTTTCAGCCTCTCAGCTCTTCGTATTCTCATCTCTCTGAAAGGAGACTCGACGTGCCTGGAATACTCGACGCTCTGGCTCGCGAATACGACGTCCTGATCCACTTCACCCCGACCGCCAGCCAGCGCAAGCAGTTCTCCAAGCAGGGCGTGGCGATGCCGGACGGTTCGTTCTACATCAGGAACGCAACTGACCTGAGCAACGCCATCAACGCCGTTGGCCGGGCGACGCCGAATGCCTCGGAGAGTGAAGTTGCCAGGCGCAATTCTGTCCGGAGGCACATCATCAAGAGAGCCTCGGAGCTCAAGCTCTCAAACATGATCCCGGATACCTGGAACGCTGACGGGACACTGAAGCAGTCTGCTGCTCAGGGCCTGGGTCTTCCCCTGACTGGTGTGATCGTGGACGAGCTCCCGAATGATCCGAGAGTTGACGAGCTTCTTGAGCACTTCGGCGTGAAGGGGATGCACTGGGGTGTCCGCCGGCCCGGACCTGTTACGCCGTCTCATACTGCTCCCCGCCAGGGCACGTTCCGTAGAGTCGGTGCGGCACCTCGCAGAGCTCCTCATCATCCCGTGGCATCTGATGCGGCCAGGACGCTGCAGCTCAAGTCCCAGCTTAAGGCTCACGGACCTAATTCGCTGAGCAACCAGGATCTTCAGCATCTGGTCAGGCGGATGCAGCTTGAGAACCAGCTCAGGCAGCTCAGCCCGGCACACAAGACTGCCGGCAGGAAAGTCGTGGACGAGGCAGTCAAAATAGGCGGCAGTGCAGCTAAGCAGACGGCACAGCAATTCGCGGCCAAGTACGCCGCCGAAGGTGCGGCTCACCTGATCAAGCTGGCGATAAAGATGAAGTAGAAGGGACGAACCGTGGGCTTGTCGAACACGGCTACGCCGCTGTATTACGGCGAATTCCGTGCCTCAGTTCTCCGGGGGGATGTTCCGGTAAACCGGGAAATCTCCATGGAGATGAACCGTATCGACGCGCTCATTGCTGACCCGAATTTCTACTACGACAGTGACGCGATTGACGGCTTCATTGCTTACTGCGAGAAGGAGCTGACGCTTACAGACGGAAGTGATCTGTATCTTCTGGATTCTTTCAAGCTGTGGGCTGAGGCCCTGCTTTCGTGGTTTTACTTCGTCGAGCGGAGTGTTTACCAGCCGAACAAGGATGGCCATGGCGGCGGTTACGTCAGGAAGATCATCAAGAAACGGCTGGTGAACAAGCAGTACCTGATCGTGGCCCGTGGTGCAGCGAAATCGATGTACGCATCCTGCATCCAGAATTACTTCCTGAATGTCGACGTCTCAACGACGCATCAGGTGTCAACGGCTCCCACCATGAGGCAAGCCGACGAGGTGATGCAGCCGATCAGGACGTCTATCACACGTTCCCGCGGCCCGCTCTTCGAGTTCCTGACCGAAGGCTCTCTCCAGAACACCACTGGCTCAAGGGCAAACCGGGTCAAGCTGGCGGCTACCAAGAAGGGAATCGAGAACTTCCTGACTGGCTCGCTGATTGAAGTCAGGCCTATGTCAGTGGCCAAGCTTCAGGGTCTGCGGCCGAAGGTCTCGACGGTTGACGAATGGCTGTCTACGGACATACGTGAAGATGTAATCGGAGCCTTGGAGCAGGGAGCATCCAAGATCCAGGATTACATCATTGTGGCTACGAGCTCTGAGGGAACGGTCCGTAACGGCAGTGGTGACACAATCAAAATGGAACTCGCTGACATACTTAAAGGCGAGTACTTTAACCCGCACGTTTCCATATGGTACTACAAGCTTGATGAGATTGAGGAAGTAGCCGATCCGGCTATGTGGCCTAAGGCAAACCCGAATCTCGGGATCACGGTCACTTATGACACTTACCAGCTGGACGTTGAGAGAGCACAGAAAGCACCCTCGACCCGTAACGACATCCTGGCCAAGAGGTTCGGGATACCGATGGAGGGCTACACCTACTTCTTCACGTATGAGGAGACCATCCCGCACCGGCCAAGGGAGTTCTGGAGACTTCCGTGTTCCATGGGAGCCGACCTTTCCCAGGGCGACGACTTCACAGCGTTCACGTTCCTCTTCCCTCTTCCCAACGGGATGTTCGGGGTAAAGACCCGGGCGTACATTTCAAGCCTCACGATGATGAAGCTGCCCGGTGCAATGCGGGCCAAGTACGAGGAATTCACGAGAGAGGGAAGCCTGCACGTTCTTGACGGTGCAGTTCTTGACATGATGGAGGTCTACCAGGACCTCGACGGTTTCATTATCGCCAACGAGTACGACATCAGGGCGTTTGGCTTTGACCCGTACAACGCTAAGGAATTTGTGACCCGGTGGGAACAGGAAAACGGCCCTCACGGAATTGAGAAGGTTATCCAGGGGGCCCGTACTGAATCTGTCCCGCTCGGAGAGCTCAAAACCCTTGCCGAGGAGAGAATGCTTCTCTTCGATCAGGAGCTGATGGGCTGGGCAATGGGAAACTCTATAACAATGGAGGATACCAACGGTAACCGGAAGCTCCTCAAGAAACGCCAGGAACAGAAGATCGACAGCGTCTCGGCAATGATGGACGCCTATGTGGCATACAAGCTGAACAAGGATTCCTTCGAGTAGGAAAGGGGGTGACCCTTGGGACTCAGAGACAGACTCAAGCATGCCTGGAATTCGTTCCAGTTCAAGGACGAGAACCCGCAGTATCCACTCGCCCCGAGTATCGGCCCGTCATACAGCTACCGTCCCGACCGTCCGCGTTACCGGACTATTGGCGGAAGAACGATTGTTACAGCCATCTACACCAGGCTGGCTGTCGACGTGGCCGCTATTCCCATGTACCACGTGAAGGTCGATGAAAACAACAATTTCCAGGAAGAAGTAGACAGCGGCATTAACAACTGCCTGACGGTCGAAGCCAACCTGGATCAGGCGGCGACGATGTTCCGCCAGGACATGGCCGCGACTCTGTTCGATGAGGGAACGATCGCGATTGTTCCTGTTGACACAACACTCAGTCCCCTGGTTACCGGAGGATATGACATCATAACGATGCGTGTTGGCCGGATCGTGCAGTGGTACCCACAGCACGTGCAGGTCAGGGCGTACAACGAGAAGAAGGGCGTGCAGGAGGATGTGACTTTGCCCAAGAGCATGGTCGCCATCGTCGAAAATCCTCTTTACGCCGTCATGAACGAGACAAGTTCCACGCTTCAGCGGCTGCTCAGGAAGCTGAGCCTGCTGGACGCCGTCGACGAGCAAAGCGCATCCGGGAAACTCGACATCATCATCCAGCTCCCTTACGTCATCAAGACGGAAGCCCGCCGGCAGGAAGCTGACAAGCGGGTCAAGGACATCGAGTTCCAGCTCAAGGGCTCTCCTTACGGGATCGCCTACACCGACGGAACCGAGAAGATTACTCAGCTTAACCGCCCGGCTGAGAACAACCTGATGAACCAGATCGAGTACCTGACCAAGATGCTTTACGGTCAGCTTGGTCTCACTGAAGAGGTGATGAACGGAACAGCCAACGAAGAGACGATGATCAACTACTACAACCGGTCGATCGAACCAGTTCTCAAGGCTATTGCCGAGGCGATGGCCCGAACGTTCCTGACCAAGACAGCACGCACGCAAGGTCAGACAATCGTCTACATCAAGAATCCGTTCCAGCTCGTTCCGGTCAAGGATCTCGCTGAGATCATCGACAAGTTCGTCCGCAACCGGGTCGGTTCGCCCAATGACATGCGTGCTGTCATCGGATGGAGGCCCTCACAGGATCCGAATGCCAACAAGCTTCAGAATCCGAACATCCCGGCTCCACCGGTAAGCCCGTCCGGGAACGGTGCGGGGCAGCATGCCCTTGCGTCGGTCCCGCGACTTGGACTGCCGCCAGGTGCCGCCGACGCCCAAGGAGTAACCAGTCAAAATGGAAGCTGATTTCGGTGGTTACCTCACCAGATACGGAGTCACGTGCACCGACGGCCGCAGGATCCTGCAGCACGCCTTCAAGGCGAGTGACGGTTCTCAGATTCCCCTGGTGTGGCAGCATCAGCACGATGCCCCTACGAACGTCCTGGGCTACCTAGATCTTCAGCACCGGGACGATGGCGTGTACGCCAAGGGTTTCTTCAACGACACCCCTACCGGACTGCACGCCAAGGCCATGGTGGTTCACAAAGACGTTGTCGCTCTCTCGGTCTACGCCAACGGCCTGGTCCAGAAAGGAAACGACGTCCTTCACGGGAACATCCGGGAAGGAAGCCTGGTTCTCGCCGGCGCCAACCCGGGCGCGTACATCGACTTCGTCAACGTGGTGCACGCCGATGGCGACGTTAGTGTCGCCGATGATGAGGCGATCATCTACACCGACGAGCTCATCGTGGTCGAAGGAGTGACCACGGGGACTCCGCCGGTCCCGGCTGTCGCGCATCAGTCGGGAACGGCGGTCGTTCCCGCCAAGCCGGATCTGGCCCAGGCAGTATCGGGCCTTTCCGCGGCCATGCCGGACGCACAGCCGGCCAGTGAGCCCCCAACCGTCAACGACGTCATCAACAGTCTCAACGATCAGCAGAGGGAGGTCGTCTACGCCCTGATCGGCGCAGCCGTTGCACAGGGCGGCTCAGCCGCCCCGCAGGACGGATCGGCCGTTCAGCAGGCTGCCACTACCGGAGACGATCCGGCCACATCAACTGACAAGAAAGGCGATGCGAACGTGACCCGAAACGTCTTCGACCAGACGACCGCTGACGCAGCAGCTACCAGCGCTGGTCCGGCAACAACGCTCTCGCACTCCGACATCCAGGACATCTTCGCCTCGGCCCGCAAGGGCGGATCGCTCAAGGAAGCCGTAGAGGAGTACGCGCTCGCTCACGGCATCACGGCGATCGACCTCATGTTCCCGGACGCCAGGGCCGTCACCGACACGCCGGACTGGGTTTCCCGGCGCCAGGAGTGGGTCGCGGACGTCCTGAGCAAGACCCACCACACCCCGTTCTCCAGGATCAAGAACCTTCTGGCGGACATCACGCTGGATGAGGCCCGGGCCCGGGGATACGTCAAGGGCGCCATGAAGCGGGAGGAGTGGTTCGCTGTTTCCAGGCGGATTACCACGCCGCAGACTGTCTACAAGAAGCAGCGGCTCGACCGTGACGACATCATCGACATCACCGACTTCGACGTGGTGCAGTGGCTGAAGGCCGAGATGCGCGTGATGCTGGACGAGGAAGTTGCCCGGGCTGTCCTGGTCGGTGACGGCAGGGATGTGGCCGACCCCGACAAGATCAGCGAGACCAACGTCCGGCCGATCGTGACCGACAGCGACGTCTACACCACCACGGTGAACATCGCCCCGTCCTCGTTCGACGCTCTCGGGGAAGACGGGATCGTCGACGGCGTCCTGAGCGCCATGCAGTACTTCATGGGAACCGGCCAGCCGACGCTCTACGCGGCGAGGTCGTGGATCACGAAGATGCTCCTGGCCAAGGACACTCTCGGCCGCCGGCTGCACGCCACCCTGACGGAGCTGGCGGACGCGATGGGCGTGGGAGCCGTCGTCCCGGTTGACGTCATGGAGACGATGACGTCCACGCTGATCGGGATCATCGTCAACCTCTCTGACTACACGCTCGGCACGGACCGCGGCGGGGAAGTCAACTTCTTCGACGACTTCGACATCGACTACAACAAGTTCACCTACTTGTACGAGACACGCCTGTCCGGCGCTCTCACCAAGTACAAGTCGGCTCTCGTGATCAGCCTCTTCTCCGGCGCTGGCGGCGTGCTCGCCAACCCGACCCCGCCAACCTTCGTCAAGGCCACCGGCGTGGTGACGATCCCGACCATGGCCAACGTGACCTACGTGTCCGTGAACGACACCACCGGAGCGGAGTCCGCCGCTCTCACCGCCGGCGCGCAGGCCGCGATCGCCCAGGGTGCCTCGGTCCACATCAGGGCCAAGGCCGCCGCGACGTTCGCCTTCGCGAGCAACGCGGTGAACAACTGGACGTTCCAGCGTCCGCTGCCGTAGGACTAGCTGATGCGGTTCTCCGGGGCCGTAGGCTACGCCGATAGCGAGGAGACGTCTCCAGGCGTCTGGGAAGATGTCATCACTGAACGGACATATTCCGGTGATGTCATACGTGCTCTTGGGCGTCTGGAGAACTCTTCAGCCGTACCTCCCACGCTGAACGACAACGTGAGAGTCGATAACTCGTTCAGCATCGTGGGAGATGCGTTCGCCTACATAAACTTCGCGCAGATGAGGTACGTCAACTGGAATGGTTCCAGGTGGACAATCACCAGCGTGGAAATCCGGCGCCCAAGACTGATACTGTCGATAGGAGGTCTATGGAGTGGCTCCACGGCTTGATCTTCAGGCACTCCTGGAAGGTCTCCTGGGCAGCGGCAACGTGTATTTTCAGCCGCCGCCTACCGTGGCGATGAACTATCCGGCCATTGTGTACAACCGCGATTTCCGGAAAGTGAACTTCGCCGACAACAGCGTGTACACCAACACGCTCCGGTATCAGGTGATGCTGATCGCCGCCGATCCTGACAGCCCGGTCTTCTCCAAGCTGGGAGATCTTCCCCTGTCCACATATGTTCGGCATTACACGGCCGATCATCTGAATCATGACGTATTCGACGTTTACTTCTGAGGAGGAGTAAGCACATGGCAGTTCTCCTTTTCGACGATACCGGCAAGCGCCGGTACGAGACCGGCGTGGACAAGGGGGTTCTCTATCCACTGAACAGCGGCAGCGGCCTGTACGACACCGGGGTTGCCTGGAACGGTCTCACCACCGTGACCGAGAAGCCCGCCGGCGCCGACTCCAACCCGCAGTTCGCGGACAACATCAAGTACCTCAACCTGCTCTCGGCGGAAACGTTCGGGGCCACGGTTGAGGCGTTCACCTATCCCGACGAGTTCGCCTTGTGCGACGGCACGGTTGCTCCGGCCGCGGGAGTCAACGTCGGTCAGCAGGACCGGAAAACGTTCGGCATGTCGTTCCGGACGAAGGTCGGGACAGATGTCTCGTCCAACGCCGGCTACAAGCTGCATCTGTGCTACGGCCTGCTGGCTTCTCCCTCGGAGAAGGCGTTCGCGACGATCAACGACTCGCCGGCCGCAACAGGCTTCTCCTGGGATGTGAACAGCTCACCAGCCGCGGTCACCGGCCTGGCCCCGACCAGCCTGATCGTGGTGGACTCAACGAAGGTCCTGGCGGCCCCGCTCGCTTCACTGGAGCAGTTCCTGTACGGCACGGCGGGAACCAACCCTTCCCTGCCGCCGCCGGACTCCGTCATTGCGCTGTTCGCGGCCTCGATTACGGCGATCACGCTGACGGCGCCGACCTTCGACGGTGCTCACACGATCACAATCCCGACCCAGACCGGAACGACGTACTACGCCGACGGCGTCGTGCGTGCGGCCGGCCCGCTGGTGATGACCACCGGCCAGAAGAAGGTCATCTCGGCCACCCCGAACGCCGGCTTCGTGTTCAACACGCCGGTCGTGACGCAGTGGCTGTACAGCTTCGTCAGCTAGCCGGAAGGGGGGACGGGGAATGCTCCGGCTCAGCATAGTCGTGACCGAGGAATTCGACGAAATCAGCAGTGAGTTCGTTGATGCCAAGACGGTCGAGATTGAGCTGGAGCATTCTCTGGTCTCCTTGTCAAAATGGGAGTGCAAATACGAGAAACCGTTCCTCGGGGACAAGCCGTTCCTTGAGGAGGACCAGAAGACAGAGGTGGAGCTCCTGGATTACATAAAGATGATGATCATAGGGACGGTTCCTCCCGAGGATGTGCTGGCAAAACTGTCTAAGGGGAACATCGAGGCGATAGAGACCTACATTAACGCGAAGATGACGGCAACCTGGTTCAGCGATGACCCGTCCCCGTCGGTAACCAGGGAAATAGTCACGGCGGAGATAATCTATTACTGGATGATCAGTCTCGGGGTGCCTTTTGAGTGCCAGCACTGGCATCTTAACCGGCTTCTGACTCTCCTGAAGGTCTGCAACCTGAAGAACCAGCCTAAGAAGAACATGACCAGGGCAGAAGCTGCTTCGATGCAGTCTGATCTTAACCAGAGACGCCGGGCAGAACTGGGAACCAAGGGATAACGGAGGTGAAGCGTGCCCAGGATTGAATGGGATGTTGTCGGGACCCGTGTTTACGAAACCGGCATAGATCACGGCATGCTCTACGTTGATGACAACCCGGGTGTTCCCTGGAACGGGCTCATGAACGTGACCGAAGCTTCTACCGGCGGAACGGCCCGCGAGTTCTTTATCGACGGGGAAAAGTACCTGAATCTTCCCTCGCTTGAGGAGTACCTGTCAACGGTCACGGTTGTCTCAGTTCCCAGGGAGTTCGCTCCCTGTGCAGGATGGAAGGAACTGTACCCGGGAACCTGGGCGACTAACCAGCCCCGCAAGGAATTCGGGTTCTCTTACCGGACACTGCTTGGTGACGATCTTCAGGGTCTCAGCGGGGACTACAAGATTCATATTGTGTACAACGCATCGGCTAAAGTTTCAGATATTATCCATCAGACGACCTCCAAAACGCCTAATTTCAGGCCGTATTCCTTCGAGGTAACGGCCGTTCCCGAGCCGTTTATCGACTACAAGCCATCAGCGCATTTTGTGATCGACTCAAGGAAAATACCCGAGGACATGGTTACGGCCATTACCGAGATTCTTTACGGAACGGACACGGCGGATCCGAGACTGCCGGATGTCGCGGAACTGATGAACATTCTTGTTTCGGCCCCTGCCATCGGCGGGCTTACCATGAGCAAGATGATCGTCGCCATCTCAGGCAAGACGAAGTCCGTGGGCACGGGTATTGTTTCCATAAAGAAGATGAGGCCGGCTGGTACCGGTGCAGGGAAGCCCAGGATTACTGCTGCTGTCCGCATGAAGAAGATGGGGATCAGTGTCAGCGTTACCGCGGTGTCCAAGCTTACCTCCAACCCGCGGATGAAGAAGATGAAGGTCAGTGCCAGCGTTACCACTCCGTTTACACGGGCTAATACGCTGGAAGGCGGAAGCAACGGGACAACCATCACCACAGGAAACAGCGGAGGGGCTTCAGGCAACGCGTTTGACAGCGCTCAGGTCGGCGGGACTAATGGGGTCTGCAGTTACGAGAACACCCGTGCCTTTGCCGGGACTCTCAGCGCGGCCATAGCCTCAGGTACTACCTCAGTCGACCCTTACATCGGATGGACGCTTATCGGCGGCCAGCCAGTCATCTGGGGACGGTTCTACGCCTGGGTTACCGCAAACCCGGCCGCTAACTGGAGAATCGCCGCGGTTTACGGAACGGCCCCGAATGTCAACATGAGGGCTTTCATCCGGTTCACAACTACGGGCAAGCTCGTGGTCCTCGACTCTGCTTCCACGGTTGTCTACACAACCACAGCCAGCTTCCCGCTTAACCAGTGGACCCGGGTAGAGTACATGGTCGTCGGAAGTGCTTCGGCCGGCCAGATCTGGATTGCCATGTACAACGGGAACAACGCAAGCCCGATTGAGCAGAACACCAGTGCGGCCTCCTTCAATACAGCTGGGGAAATTGCTTCCGTGCTTCACGGTATTGCCTCTCCCCAGGCTAACGTGGCCAAGGCATGGTTCGACAACCTGGCAATCAGCACAGTCGGGCCGATCGGTCCTTAGGACGGAGATCATGAAAGTACAGTGGGATACCGGTCCTAGGCCTTATGCCCAGGGCGTCAAAATGGGAGTTCTCTATCCTTCCGATTCCCCGGGTGTTCCCTGGAACGGGCTGATCGCAGTTAACGAGGAAGGCAGCCCGGCTCAGGAAGCCCGGTATTTCGACGGTGTCAGGTATGACAACCAGAATCCGTCATCTCCTTTCTCCGGGACTCTTGCTGCTTATACTTACCCTGATGAGCTTGAGGATTACATAGGGACCAAGGACTTCTTCACGGCCCAGCCATCCAGGTCTTTCGGTCTCAGCTACCGGACGAACACTGAAATCCATCTTGTTTACGGGGCCCTGCTGGCCCCGACCGCACGCTCGTACGATTCGGTCTCGGACTCATCCGATCCTGCTTCTTTCCAGTGGCCTTTCACAACTCTGCCCCAAAAAATCCCCGGGGGGAAACCTTCGTCACATATCGTGATCTTGGTCGACGATGTTCCATCAGATGTCATGACCCAGCTTGAAGGCGCCCTGTACGGCAATGACGAGAACGATCCGTGGCTGCCTGGCGTGGATGACATCGGGGCGATGTACGACTTCGTCGCAACCATGACCATAACTGATAACGGGGACGGAACCTGGACTGCGGACGGCCCGGACGATCTCATCACGTTCCTTCCTGGCGGTAAGTTCCAGATCAACAACCCGACCCTGACGTACATCGATCTGCACACTTACTTCGTCAGCACGTACTAGCGAGGAGACCCATGGCAACGGCTACGAGCTACACGGCGGCTCAGATCGATGACATGTACGGAACCCAGGCCGACCAGATACAGGCGATCCACGACGAGGGTATCCAGACTGCCGGGATGGACTCCAACGGCCATCTGGTTCTCACCCGGAACGACGCCAGCACAGTTGATGCCGGCGTGGTCTCAGCCCCGACGGGAAGCGTTGTCATGTACACAGCGCTGTCTGCTCCCCCGGGATGGCTCCTGTGTGACGGTGCAGCGGTATCGAGAACCGCTTACCCGGATCTTTTCGGCCTTGTCGGGACCAGGTTCGGTGCCGGTGACGGGAGCTCAACCTTCAATCTCCCGAACATGCAGCTGCGGTTCCCGAGAATGGACGTCGCTGCTCTTGCCACAGCGGGCGGCTCGGCGGCTCACACGCATACCCTCAACGGGCATGACCACGATCTTGAGGGAGGGGCAAGGCAGACAGCAGCCCGTATAAGGGTGGTGACTGGCCCTGGTGGTGCAGGAAACGCCCTGGAAGACAGAGTAACCATCCCCAACTGGGCAGCATCTCACAAATTCGACACGTCCAACACGGTTACCGACTCAACCGTAACCGGGACCGGGACCAGCCTTACCGGACTGACGGCGGGCAGCTCGGTGAATTCAAGCACGCCTTCCGGACTCGGGGTTCCGCCTTTCCTGAACCTGATGTTCATCATCAAGACGTAACCGGAGGCCGGTTATGCCGATCGAAATCACAAGCCATGGGGACTGGGAGCCAACCAAGAGATTCCTGAGCTTTATCCTCCGGGGCCGTCAGTACGCCTTTCTTGACTCGTACGCCCAGAGAGGTGTTGAGGCCCTGAGAGCCGCCACGCCGGTAGATACAGGAATGGCAGCTTCCTCGTGGTCGTACCAGATTGAGAAGAGCGCAAAAGGCGTCAGGATTGACTGGCTGAATTCGGATACTGAGAACGGGTTTCAGGTCGCCATTGCCCTTCAGTACGGCCACGGGACGGGAACCGGGGGCTTTGTTGCGGGAGAGGATTACATAAACCCGGCTATAAGGCCTATATTTGACGAGATAGCAAACAGTGTATGGAGGGCGGTGACTTCAGCGTAATGGCTAGCGTTGACAATCGTGTAGTGGCTATGTCGTTCCAGAGCGCTGCGTTTGTCAGTGGCGTTGCTGCCGTCTTGATGTCACTCAACAAGCTGAAGCTCAGCGTCTCAAACCTCAAGGGTGCCGGGAAGGCACTCGGTGATCTCGATTCCGCCGGCAAGAAAGTTGACCTGTCCGGGCTTGCCCGGGGCGTAGATGAGATCGGGAAGCATTTCACTACTCTGGGCACTATCGCCACTACCGCGCTTGCGACCATCGCCAGCATGGCAGTCCAGGCCGGTACCAGGCTCCTGAAATCCCTGACTCTCACCCCGATTCTCAGCGGGCTGAATATTTACGGCACTAAACTTCAGGCGATCCAGACGATTCTGGCCAACACCATGGGCCAGTCCGGGTCGAACATTCATGATGTCACCAAGGCCCTGGATGAGCTGAATGGGTACGCCAACCAGACGATATTCCGGTTCGGCGACATGGCTCACAGCATCGGCCTGTTCACCGCGGCTGGTGTCGGGATCAAGGACTCGGTTTCGTCGATCAAGGGCCTGGCCAACATTGCCGCCCTGTCCGGGGCAAGCACTGAGCAGGCAGCCTCGGCGATGTACCAGATGTCCCAGGCCATCGCTGCGGGAAGCATCAAGCTTGAGGACTGGAACTCCATAGTCAACGCCGGCATGGGCGGCAAGGTCTTCCAGAACGCGCTTATCAATATGGCCAAGGTTCACGGCGTTGCCGTTGACCAGATGATCAGGAAGGACGGCAGCTTCCGTCTCTCGCTGCAAGAGGGATGGCTCACGTCCAAGATCATGACGGATACGCTGAAGACGTTTACCGGCGATCTGAGTGCCCAGCAGCTCAAGGCCATGGGGTTCACGGACAAGGAAACCCAGGCGATCCTGAAGCAGGCCCAGGCTGCTGTTGATGCGGCAACCAAGGTCAAGACGGTTTCCCAGCTCATGGAGGTCATGGCTGACTCGATCGCCACGGCCTGGTCAAAGGTCTTTGAAGCGGTCCTCGGCAACCTGCCTCAGGCAACTACTCTTCTCACCGGGATATCAGCGGCACTCTCCAAGGTGTTTGTGGCCCCGGTTCAGCATCTTGGAGACCTTCTCCAGAAGTGGAACGAGCTCGGCGGTAGAAAGCTTGCGATCGAGGGACTGACGCAGGCATTCAGGCTTCTCGGGCAGATTATAGCGCCCATCAAGCAGGCGTTCCGGGACGTGTTCCCGCCACTTACCGCTCAGCGGCTTGTGGACATGACGAAGAGTTTCCACGACTTCATCATGTCGATTCACATCAGCTCCGGGGTCATATCGAACCTCCGGTCTATATTCGGGGGCCTGTTCTCTGCGGTCAAGATCGTCTGGGACGTCTTCAAGGGCGTGCTCGGCGTCATCGGGCAGGTAATCCAGTCGGCCACGGGACTCGGCGGCGGGATCCTGGGCCTGGCGGCGCACTTCGGGGATCTTCTCAGCAACACCAGGAAGACGATTGAGAACGGCAGCGGCCTGACTCGGTTCTTCCAGGGCCTGGGAACTGTGCTTTCGGCCCCGGTGAAGGTCCTGAGCTCGATGGCCTCGATTCTGGGTGCTCTTGGCGGGGCGGCAGCACACGCTCTTGCGGCCCTGCAGCCGTTCTTCAACAAGGTCGCTGAAGGATTCTCGGCTCTCGGGAACGCGATCGTCAACGCCATAAGAAGCGGCGACTTCTCCAAGGTCATGACGATCCTCAATCAGGGTATATTTGGGGCAATCCTGCTGGCGGTCCATAAGTTCATCGGCAACTTCGGGAAGGCCTTCGCCGGCGGCTTCGGCCTGAAGGACAAGATTTCGGGTATATTCGGGTCTCTTCAGGGCGCCCTGATATCCCTGCAGGCCAATCTCAACTCCAAGACCCTTGAACGAATCGCCATAGCCATAGCGCTTCTCACGGCCTCGATTATCGGTCTTTCCCTGGTCAACCCCGCAAGACTGGTTTCCAGCCTTACTGCTCTGACGACCATGTTCGGCGAGCTCCTCGGGGCCATGGCCATAGTGGCGAAGATCAGCACTGGTAAGGGCATTGTCGGCATGGGAGCGATCGCCGGTGCTCTTATTCTCCTGGCCACGGCTCTCCTGATCCTGTCGGGCGCGGTCGCTGTATTTGCCCAGTTCAGCTGGTCAGAACTGGCAAGAGGCCTGACCGGGATTGCGGTATCCCTCGGCCTGCTGGTCGGTGCCGTGAAGCTCCTGGCGGGCAATACAGCAGGGGTTATTGCCGCGGCCTTCGCAATGGACCTGATGGGTGCGGCCCTGATCCTGATGGGAACCGCGGTAAGGATCCTGGCGGGAACGGACTGGGGCGGCATCCTCAAGGGCCTGGTTGCGGTAGGAGCCTTGCTGAGCATGCTGGCACTGTTCAACGCGTTCGGCGGGGTTCAGCTCGTGGGTACTGCCGCAGCGATGATCGGGATCGGGATAGCGCTTAACATCATCGCCGCAGCTGTCGGAAAGCTCGGCGGGCTGGGATGGGGCGAGATAGCCAAGGGAATGGTTGCCCTGGCCGGCTCGCTTCTCATCATCGCCGGGGCAATGGCACTCATGTCCGGAGGCCTGGCCGGAGCCGCGGCCCTGCTGGTGATGGCAGGGGCCCTGGTTATTCTTTCCCATGCCCTGAGTTCCATGGGCTCGATGTCCTGGAGCGAGATCGCGAAGTCCCTGGTCGAGCTGGCTGCGGCGATGCTCATACTCGCCGCCTCCATGGCCGTCATGACCGGGGGTATAGCCGGAGCCGCGGCCCTGCTGGTCATATCTGCCGCGCTTGCGGTTCTTGTCCCGGTGCTGATAGCGCTTGGCGGCCTGTCCTGGGGACAGCTGCTGGTGAGCCTTGTGGCCCTGGCCTCGGCCCTTACCCTCCTGGGCCTGGCATCCCTGGTTCTGGCCCCGCTGGCCCCGGCTATGATAGCCCTGAGTGCGGCCCTGTTCATATTCGGTGCCGCCCTGGTGGTGGTCGGGGCCGGTATATTCCTGCTGGGTGCCGGACTGACGGCAATAGGCGTGGCTGTCATGTCTGCCGGGGCAGGCATCGTATCCTTCGTTTCCGGGATCCTGAACCTGATTCCGCAAGCCCTGCAGAGGATAGGGCAGGGCATCGTGCTGTTCGCGGGAGCCATCGCCAAGGGCGGTGCGGCCATAACCGCGGCCTTCGTGACACTCCTTACGTCCCTGCTCAACGCGATCATCAAGGTCGTCCCGCTGGCCGGCAGGGCCGTTGACGCGATTCTCAACACGATGCTCAACCTCGTGCTGAAGTACACGCCGAGGCTCACGCAGGCGATGATCACCCTGATCCTCGGGATGCTCACTTCCATAGCGAACAGCATCGGCAAGTTCGTCCAGAAGGGGAGCGACATTATCGTCGGCTTCCTGAATGGTGTAGCACGGAACGCCGGGCGGCTGGTCCAGTCCGGGGTCAACGTCATAGTTGCCTTCATCAACGGAATCGGCTCGCAGCTCGGGAGAGTCACCCAGGCGGGCATAAACATGGTTATCAACCTCGTCAACGGGCTGGCGAACCAGATCAATAGCAGTGCCGGGGCACTGAGGGCCGCAGGGCTCAATCTCGCCGTCGCGATTGTCGACGGCATAACCTTCGGCCTGGCCAGTGCGGGTGCCCGGGCCATATCTGCCGCGGCAAGCCTCGCCGGGAAGGTTCTCGGGGCCCTGGGCGGGGTTCTGGGCATCCATTCCCCGTCGACGGAAACGTACGCGATGGCCACTATGCTGGTCCAGGGGCTTGTCCTCGGCCTGGAGAACTCGCAGAGCAAGGCCGCTGACGCCGCCGACAGCACAGGCAAGGTAGTGGTAGACACGCTCAGCCAGGCCCTGGCCGCGGCTATGGACGTTCTTGATCTGGAGCCGGTAATCACGCCGGTTATCGACCTGAGCCTGGCCAGGAGGGGATTCGACGACCTGAGTGCGATGCTCCTGTCCGGTCAGCTCAAGCCTGTGGCTACCGCAGCGGCAGCGTCATCCATCAACGTCGGCACCGGGGCGGCCGCCGGGACTGAGGGCCCTGTCCAGATAGGCGGGACCAACATCAGCTACGTCCAGAACAACACGTCACCCAAGGCACTGTCGGCAGCTGAGATCTACAGGCAGACCAGGAACCAGCTGTCCATTGTGAGAGGAGCTCTGCCGGGGTAATGCTTACTTTGGTCACGGCCCAGAATTCCCAGAGCGGACTGCTGCAGCTCCCCCTGCAGGATTCATCTGACGGATACTCGGTAAAGGATATTCAGGGCCTTGGCCCGGTCAAGGCAACCCTGACGTCGACCCAGCTGGCCCAGATGGACGGCGGGCAGCTGCATAACGCCAGAAGAGAGCCGCGGAACATCCTCATGAAACTCGGCCTGGAGCCTGATTACGTCAGCACCACTGTGCCCAGCCTGAGAGCGGTCCTGTACGAGTTCTTCATGCCGAAATCAA